GTTACATACATTCGGGTTTACACGATGGTCCTTCTCGGCCGCCCAGTCGACAGTACCGAGTCCCCTATTCACCAACACTTCGAACTCGAAACATGGTGTAAGATCTAGAGAGAGACAGTTCTGTAAGGCTTTGAGTCTAAGTGTAACTGTGTTTTTGACATAGCTTGCAAATGATAGAACATCTATATACGGCTTATACCACACTTTGCTGTTTGACACGTATTGGTATATTTCGTCAGGCATATTCAATATCCAGACAACCAGGCCAGCAAAAAAGGCCTCAGTAAAATCAGGGTGTCGAACTAGTCGAGATATAAAGTATTCCAAAAACCGTATCTTAGCCATTACATACGTCTCATCAAGTGCTTTAAGTTCGTTAACTGTGACATGACGTAAATGTTTTGCTGAGACTTTGGTGTGGTTAAGGGTGATTTCTTTTCGTAAGATGGCTGATATCGTTACAGGCCTTAAATTTTGCAAATGAGTGTATTGGTGTTTAGTCATGAACACGTCTCTAATGATATCCTGATCATTAACTGGTCCATACGGAAATAAGGACACTCCGTATTGGATTCGTGAGATATATCGTAAGTCAGCATCTTTAAGTAAATGAAAGTGGGTTTTGGAATGAATGTAATATGCAGTGATTCCCAGTAAAGTAAAATAGTGTGCCGCCAGCGGTACGGAGTGAGTAGTCATCTTCTTCCATACGGTCCCAGACCCTGTATGACCATGTCTTACATCAAGTAAGACATATTCTGCTTCACTGAAGCTACATGATGCAATTGAGTTGGTTCCGGACCTCTTTAAACACCTCGGTATATGATCTAGCTCAGCTAGTCTCCGTCTGCTGGGGGTGGTAACTCGTCGTTCGGCTGCTCCATTGTGTCCACACCATTCTGAGATTGGGAAGCTTGAGTATTGTTTCTCAACGGCATCCCAACGATCATCGTGTCCACGTGAAAACCCGCCAGAGCCAGGTCGTATCTGGCAGTTAACCTAGCCAGAGTATTAGCTACTATGTCGGCAGCTGAAGTGTAATACTTTGGTAGATTAGGCATTAAGTCTTCCCTAACAACAACTTCGGCCAACCATTCGGGTTCAGATAATACCTCGAACCGTATTACGCTCCAACTAAACACCTGCTCTTGATAGAGTCTGTGGCTAAAGTCGGACCCCCAACATTTGTCACGCCTCTCGACTCCGACGAACCGATAGTTCTCGGGGCGGCGTAGCTTACAAGGTGTTGTGGGTGGCATGGCCACGCTGACATTGTTTGCCGCATATATACGGTGTGCTCCTAGATTGAGTGGGTGTTTATATCGGACATTGTGTCCTTGCCACCGTGCAACAACTCCATATGCCCACAAATCACCATAGTTCATGGTCCTGTAGGTATGGCCATCATCAAACTCGTTGACCATAGGATTTATTTTAAATGTTGCATGATAGGGAGTGCCGTCTAATAGTGACCCTGCACGGCCACATAACATAGCAATACCTCCTGGTGCTACCATTGAGTTAAATAGCACGTCTTGACCACGTTCAGCGTAGCCATACTCCTCAAGATGCTCTATTTGTACGTGACCTATCGGAATATGCTTCGTTTTATGACCGTCGATTCCACCCTTTATGAATGTGTAACAATGCTGATATGAACATAAAGGCAC